TGACCTGTCTACGATTACAATAGAAAACATCGAAGATGATGTAGTCTACCCGTTCTTTGCTGTTGAGCTATTGTTTGATGGCGACAACACAATCCGTATGTGGACAGGTCAAGGCACACTTGTCCTTGAAGATAGTACTGAGTGGATTGGCTTAGGTAATCTCCTTGATATTTCAGCTATCGAAGAGACTGCTGAGATGGCCGTTAAGGGGGCAACTATCACTCTTAGTGGGGTTCCCTCAGAGTTGCTATCCTTGGCCCTCAGTGAGCCTTATCAGGGCCGTGTGTGCAACATATACTTTGGTACATTCTCTACAGGTAAGATACTGCAAGAGAGTGGCTCTTTTATTCTCCTACAGGATGGCTCTAAGATTGTCCTAGAGGCTACAAAAACTGGTTTCAACCAACTCTTTGCTGGTTACATGGACCAGATGAATATCTCTGATGGTGGTGAAACCTCTACTATTGAGCTTATGGTTGAGAACAGATTGATTGACCTTGAGAGAGCTAGGGTAGCCCGTTTTACATCAGGTTATCAGAAGTCTCTGTATCCAGATGACCTTGGGTTAGACTTCATAGAAGACTTACAAGATAAAGACATTGTGTGGGGTCGCAGTAGTGGCAGTTAAGTATCAGCAAGAGTTCCTGTCTGGGGTTAAAGGTGAGATTGAGCCTTTGCTTAATTCCCACTGGGAGGAGATAGCCCTTAACAAAGAGAAGATTAAGTTAAACCCTGACTGGGATGCTTATAAGTCTTTTGAGGATCAGGGTAAGCTAAAGATATTTACAGCTAGGGACGACAATCATCTTGTAGGTTACTTTGTGGTTATCGTAGGAACTAACATTCACTATAAAGACCACTTGTTTGCCTCTAATGACATTATTTATTTGTCGCCTAATCACCGTAAAGGTTTTACAGGTATCAAGCTAATTAAGTTTGCTGAGAAGTGCCTTAAGAGTGATGGTATATCTGTCCTTACTATAAATACTAAAGTGCATCAACCTTTCGATAAGCTGATGGACTTCTTGAAGTTCCGTAAGATTGAACGGGTATACTCAAAGTATCTAGGAGAATAACATGGCTGTATCAGCTATTGTCGCATTGGCATCAACTACCGCCAGTTATGTGGCAGGGACTATGGTATTTAGTACGTTCTTAGCCAGCTTTGCTTTTAACTTTGCTATGGGTGCAGCCCTAAACGCACTAACACCTAAGCCTAGAATAAGCGGCGCCCAACGGGGCTATCAAGTCAACAGTCGTGGTTCAGCACTAAGCCACCAGATTATCTATGGTAAAGTACGTGTAGGTGGTGCTATTGTGTACGACGAAGCTACAGGAACTAACAATAAGTATCTCCACCGTATCATTGCTGTGTCTGGGCATGAGATTGAATCCTTCGATGAAATTTATATTAACGACGAAGTAGCTACTATTGATGGTAACGGCAATGTAACATCTCCTAGTCAATACAATGGTAAGATACGCATCAATACACACTTAGGTTCACCTGACCAAGCTGCTGATAGTGATCTTGTGGCTGAATCTAGTAAGTGGACTGCACAGCATAGACTTCGTGGTATTGCTTATATGTATGTCCGCCTACAGTTTGATGCCGATGCTTTCCCTAATGGTGTACCAACCTTTACAGCTACAGTAAAAGGTAAGAAGGTTTACAACCCTGCTACAGATACTACAGTCTGGTCTGATAACCCTGCACTATGCCTACGTGATTACCTCACAAGTTCCTATGGTTTGGCAGAAGATGTGTCTAACATTGACGACGACCTAGTTAATGCTGCTGTTACTGTATGTAACCAGACTAATACACAGGCTGGTACAACTCGTTATACTACTAACGGGGCTTTCACTACTGACCTTACTCCCTATGATGTTATCAATAACCTATTGACTTCTATGGGTGGGACACTCTGGTATGCTCAAGGTAAGTGGCGTATGAAGCCAGCCTACTGGACTACCCCTGTGCTTGACCTTAATGAAGACGACCTACGTTCTTCTATTGGTGTTGCTACACGACACTCTCGTAGAGATAACTTTAATGTCGTTAAGGGAACCTTTCGTGGTGAAGAGAGTAACTGGCAGACGACTGACTACCCCCAAGTAACTAATGCAGCCTTCCTTTCTGCTGATGGTGGACAGGAGTCTGTAGCTGATGTAGACTTACCCTTTACTGACAACTCTACTGAGGCCCGTCGTCTAGCTAGGATTGCGCTGGAGAGTAACAGACAACAACTTACAGTAACTGCTGCCTTTGGTATCAATACTATGCAAGTTCAAGTGGGCGATAATGTTCGTCTGACTAATACTCGCTTTGGTTGGGACAACAAAGAGTTTCAAGTGTTGTCGTGGAACTTTGGTCTTACAGATAGCCTTGACCTACAAGTCAACATGACCCTCAGAGAGACTGCTGAGAGTGTCTTCGATGAGGTAGACGATGGTGTAGTATATGAACGTGATAACACTAACTTAGAATCACCGTTCAGTGTCCCCAATGTAGGGCTTTCTGCCACAGCTACGACCCAAGTTATTCGTGAGAAACTGACTAACATTATCATACTTTCAGTGACATCCTCCGCCAGTGAAAGAGTTGATTATGTAGAAGCTGAGTTTAAGTTATCTTCTGATACAGATTGGATTAGCCTTGGTACAGGTCAGATTGGCGACTTCAAGGCTATTGACCTAGAGGACGGTAACTACGACTTTAGAGCTAGAGCTATCAACACCTTTGGCATCAAGGGTGAGTGGGAGTTTCTATCTAACGTAAACGCTTCTGGCCTACTTGAGCCACCATCTGATGTAGAGGGGCTTAATGCTGAGGTTAATGGTGCGGTCATCACCCTTGATTGGCAAGCTGTACCTGACTTAGACTTGTCGTTCTACCGAATTAGGTATTCACCTGATCTTACAGGTGCTACATGGGCTAACTCAATTACCTATGTTGACAAGGTATCTAGGCCAGCCTCTAGTGTTTCAGTTCCAGCTAGGTCAGGTACATACTTAGTTAGAGCCTACGACAAATCTGGTATTGGTTCCGTAAACTACACCTCTGTTATTGTACCAGAGGCTAACATTGAACCCTTGGCTAACACTCTGACCCTAACTGATAGCCCTACCTTTACTGGGACAAAGACTGATGTTGAGGTTGTTAGCAACCAGCTTAGGTTAGATGACTATGCCTTTGCACCTTCTGAGGGTGAGTATTTCTTCAGTAACTACATTGAAACTGGAGATAGCGCTGTTAAGAGGTGTCGTGTGTACGTGAGTGCATTGAGCTTACGGCATGACGATGGTTCTGGTCTATTCGATGAAGCCCCTGCGTTGTTTGATGATGCTGTTGGCTTTTTTGATGACTTGGGGGGTAACTCTCAGTTTGCTGACACAGACATTATGGCCTATGTCTCCACAACTCAAGATGACCCTGCTGGTACACCAACTTGGTCGGACTATACCTTAATTAAGGTGGCAGACATCAGTGCCAGAGCCTTTAGATTTAAGGTAGAGCTTAAGTCTACCAGCGATGGTGTAACACCCTCTATTTCTCAACTAACAGCTTATGTGGAGTACAACTAATGTCTCAAAACGATCTGGTAATTGCTAACCAAACCTTTCCCGCCACCCGTGCTGACATTAACAGTGCTTTACAGGCGTTAGGTAGTCTTAATAGTGGGTCGTCTGCACCCCCGACCACCTACGCTAATATGCTTTGGTATGATACAGCCAACAACACCCTTAAGATGAGAACTGAAGCTAACGACCAGTGGATCAGCCTTGGCTATTTAGACCAGAGTGCGGTGCGTTTCGAACCTGCTAATGCCATACCTGTAGGCTCCGTTAATACCTTTGCTATGGTAACAGCGCCAGAGGGCTGGTTGGGTTGTGATGGTAGTGCAGTCTCACGTAGTACATACAGTTTATTATACTCCGCCATTGGAACTACCTACGGTGTGGGTGATGGGTCAACTACGTTTAACCTACCTGACTTACGTGGTGAGTTTGTTCGTGGTCTGGACAGTGGTCGTGGTATAGATAGTGGTCGTAGTATCGGGACATCTCAGGCTACAAGCATTGATGCTACTGTACCTCGTGATGGGTGGGGTACGACTGGCGGTCCTCTGGGTTCAGCAACTTCTGGGCGTCTTCTTGTGGGTAGTGGTCAGACCGAGATCAACGAAGGACTGGAGAGCATCAGGGCCGCTGGAGGTGACAGAGCGGTAACAACTGGAAGTACAGGTGCGGTCCCACGTAACGTGGCGTTGTTATACTGTATAAAATACTAAAGGGATGTACTAATGCCATACACACTAGGATCACGTAGTCTACAGAACTTGTCAGGTGTACACCCTGATATGGTCGCTGTAGTGAAACGAGCCATTGAACTCACTGAACAAGACTTTACAGTGATCGAAGGTATCCGTAACATTAACCGTCAACGTGAGTTAGTTAAGACTGGTAAGTCTACTACAATGAACTCACGGCACCTAACAGGTCATGCTGTAGACATTTGCCCTTGGCCTGTGTCATGGGACTGGCCTGAGTTCTACCCTATTGCTGATGCTATGAAGCAAGCTGCTGAGGAACTTGAGGTTAGTCTTGAGTGGGGTGGTGACTGGACTAGCTTCCCTGATGCTCCACACTTCCAGCTATCACGAAAGACGTACCCATGAGCAATGAAGAGCAAAGCTGGCATCTATCCAAGGGTGTGCCTATTACATTTATCTTAGCTATAATCCTACAGACTGTTGCTCTAATCTGGTTTGTCGCTACACTTCGTAATGACGTGGACAACAACTCTCGTATGATTATGAGGTCCGAGGTTCGTATTGAATCTATGGAGAACATTGTTCAAGATCAAGCTGTGATGATGGCTCGTATTGATGAAAACCTAAAGGCTATCCGTGATGCAATCGAAAGAGAAGCACGACAAAACTAAGACGTTCAAAAGGGAACTAGCTGTAGCATTATTACTATGGCTAGTTTACATTGTGGAGACGAAAGATGTCAGTACCATACAAGTCCTTGCTTGGCCCATATTCTCGTATGTTGCTGCTGCTTTCGGTTTTGATGCTTACGGTAAGTTGCAGCAATCCAGCCCTAAGCCTACTTACAGGGGGAGGCCCCAACGTAGCAGCCAACACACAAGTGGGCAAAGAGAACACACAGACGATTGGGATAAATAACTCTGTCAGACCTGTGTTACGACCAGAGGGTCCTGTAGAGACTGTCGTACAAGACAACAGCACAACAAAGAATACTGAGATCGACCCACTACTCTTGCTACTCCTTGTGCTAGGTTGGTTAGCCCCTAGTCCTAATGAGATTGGTCGTGGTTTCTTAAGGCTATTTAGACGTAAGTAATATATACAAACAAATAAACCCTCGTACTCCTTAAGTGGAATACGAGGGTTTTTTATTGTCTTAATTTCCACTGTAGGGGGTCAGTCGTCAGGAACCATGTTCAGTCGTTCCATGCACATAGCTACACCCTCGTACAACGTCTCAATCTCTGCCGTTGCTTTACCTAACTTGTAGGCTAACACCAGAGTGATAAAGAGGTGTGCTAACATTAGTCCTTCAAATAGGGTCATTGTGCTTCCTGTAGTTTGATTAGCCGTGCAGTGTACCACTGGGCTTTCTTGAGGTCTTCTAGGCCATTCTTGTATCGCCATCGGTGTAAGTACTTGGCTACATTCCCTCGTAGGTATCCGATGTATTCTTCTGTCGTTAGCATATCCTCAATGTACTCAATACATTCGATAGACCCTGTGCCATAATGTAGTGGTCGATCTACAGGATTGAAGTCCTTGTTGTCAGGTTTATCCAACTTAGTTAAATCCCACTTTGCCATTACTATATCTTCTCCTTTAGGTAATCTATTGCCCTTTGCAGTGAGTTCACGTTGTCCTTGAAGGCCCCCAACCCCACGTTGCAAGACTGGCAAAGAAGACCCCTCACCTTCCCTGTTGTATGGCAGTGGTCAACCGAGAGTTCTTTAACCTTACCGTAGACCCCAACTTGCTCCTCAGAATTACAGATGTGACACCTCATATCAGAGTGTAATTCATCATACTCTTCCGAGCAAAGTTTGTACAAACGCATAACCTTTTGTTTACGTAGGCAATCCTTGCAACTTTTCCTGTACCCTGTGGTGGAGTTATCCCTCTTGTAGAAGTCATCTACAGGCTTTTCTTTGTTACACTTGTTGCATATCACAAGTTTTCCTCCATAAAGACCCTTACCCATTGTGCGCATATATCACTTCTGATAATATCTTCAACCCCAAACTCAATTATAGGGACGGGTAGCATATGCTTTTTAGCGAGATGAATAACTTTCGTGAGACCATCGGCCTCCTTGAGATCACTCTGCATAACATCACCATTAAGAACGATAGTAGTCCCTTGCCCAACTCTTGTTAGAAGCATTTTCAGTTCGTGAGTAGTTATATTCTGCGTTTCATCTACAATGATAAAAGCGTTGTCAAAACTACGGCCACGCATCAGCGCTAAAGGGGCCATCTCAATATTAGAGTTCTTAATCCCTGTTTCCACTGCCCCTTTACCTAAGTGCTTCTCCAGTACGTCTAGGACGGGTAATGCCCACGGCATAGTCTTTTCCGTTAGGTCACCCTTGAGAAACCCTAGTTCCTTCCCTACGGCTACGTGAGGGCGTGTGATGACGATCTTGTCGATCTGTTTAGTAGTGTATAGGTCAGCAGCATACGTGGCTGTAACATACGTCTTACCAGTACCAGCAGGACCAAGGATAAACACTTGGCTACTTCCCTGTAGTGCCTTGATAAGATCACCCTGTTTATCAGTCTTAGGGACTAGACCAGAGGTCTTCTTGTTGTTAGCTCCTTTATATGTCGTTTTTCGTCGGGTACGTGACTGCTTCTTGGGTGGTTCACTATCGTCGGTCATAGTTTCACTAACTCAGCTTCTGTGTAAGGGATGTGGAAGAACAACTCACCCTTCTGGATGTATCGTCCCTTAGCTTCACGTAGGCTTTCTTTGGTCAACAGAGTGTCCTTGATACGCCACGCTTGTGATAAGTCTTGGCTAAAGATGTAGAAGTTAAGAACACCCTTCTGATCCTTGTGCTTGTCTAACAGACGTTGCTTACGTTCTGGAATACGAACCTCAGACCAATGTGAGGGCCAGTCAGCTTTCCATGCTGTCTTAACCTCAGCTTCATTGAAGTAGGTGTAGCCACCCTTCTGTGAAACGACATCAACACTGTAGTTCTCTTCGTTGTTCACGATAGTATGCCCTTTGGCCTCTAAGTAGGCCACCAGTTTGTCACGGGCGGGTGTATCGTATGCTTCATATAAAGCTCGACTGAATTGCTTGCGTACTGCCATTATTCGGGGTTATCCATCATTAGTTGAGAAAGTTCTGTGTAGCCACCAATGTATTCCCCACTAGGTTTGAATACTTGAGGGACAGTCTTGAGGTCTGCTTTTAGCATAAGTTGAAGTACCCATGCGTTCTCCTTGTGTTGCACGTTGATTGTATTGAACCTGTGTCCAGCGGAATGAAGCAGAGCCTTAGCACTATCACAAAAGTTACATTGGCTCCTAGTGAGGATGGTAAACATTACTTTCCTTTTCGTTGTAGGTAAGCGGTTAAGACTGAGGCAATGCCCCCCACAAGGGGGAACAAAGCAAAGATTAGCAAGGTAGCATATCCGTAGAACATATGCTTAGTCCAGAAGACATACTCAATGAAGGCTGTGCCGACTAGACCTAGTACAACAAAGTACAAGAACACGTTTAATGGTGTTACATACTTCATCATGTCAAGTCAACAATCTCACAACTGTCTCCAGAACAAGCTAATGTCTGACTACCTGCCGTGTTATCCTCAGCCTCATACTCCGATAGCTTAGACCAGTCGATAGCCTTTGGCATTA